GAGATAATCATCAGACCACTGTCCGTTTGAAACTCTTAGAACATTTTCTCTTGGATAGATGAGTGAGGACTCTTCATCAAAAAGAATTCTGAAGAATAGTTTGTGTCCTTCTTCTGAACCCTTTGTCTCATACAAGTCTCTAATGTTCTTGATAAGATTTCTTTTAGAGATGCCATCTGCAAGCGACTCTGGAATAGATTCCATAAGTGCATGTTGGAACTTGTCAAGGAAACTATAAACAGTGTTATCAGTATCAGCATATGCAAGCAATTGCTGAATGTTTTGAATTGGGTTTGCTCTATACGAAACAACTGGTGCCTTAGCGCCAGAGGTTTGTCCTATAACATTTTCACCATCTTCAAACTTTTGTTGAGAAGAAATATAAAGAACTTTATTTGAGTCATAATCATCAACGAGAATGACAGCAGTAAACCCACTGTTCTCCCCACGAATAGTTTCGCCGGCTTGGAACTTACCAACCGACTCTTCTAGAACAACCTTTTCTTCATTTGCTTCATCAACAATATAGTTTACACTATTTGTTTCTTGGATAACGTAATCATTTGAACCGCCCAGCACAAGCTGTCCAGATTCCATAAACTGAAAATAGTGTTTTAGGAATATGGCAAACTGTGGGTGATCTGACTGAACGAATTCAGGCAGTTGGTTTTGAATATGGGGGGAAACCTTATTCGTTAATTTTGGAGAACGTCCATCCATTTGTAAAACCTATCAGTATGATGAGCTGCTAGAAGAACTGCTAGAACTACTAGAACTGGAAGAAACTACACTTGAACTAGAGCCGCCAGATGCAGTTCCAGTTGTTGCCTTACCAAAAGAACCCACAACAGAATGTGAACTTGGAGAAGCGGTTGTTCCTAACTGATCTGTCTGTGCAGTAATTCTAGAGCCTCCGATATCAATACTTATAAGTTGGTTTCTAACAGGAACAATATCATTTGAATCTGGAATTGCAAAGACATGAATTGTGCCATCAGAGTTTACTGTAGAAGTAATTTGCAAATCATTTATAGTAATTTCACCAGTTTCATAATTAACTATACCAGCATTATTGTTCAGATAAACTCGTTCTTGGGCAACAACACTATAAATTCTTGTAATACCAGAGCCATCATCATCTATAAAATATGTATTTGTTGAACCAGCAATTGTAAATCCAGTAGAAGAAATTACTGGAGGCTCATCATCGTGTGGATGATAAAGTTTATTATAAAACTTTATCGTATATTGTTTCTTTGTATTAATCTGAGCTCTTTGAGATTTATACATTCTAATATTAGAAATATTGCTAAGGATAGCATGATCTGAAGTATCAATCAATCTAGAAATCTCTGAGAACCTATACATACCATCAAACTTTTCTAATGTAGTATTGCTATAATTAGACATAGTACTGGATACAATTGTCTCCAAGTCACCAGAACTCTTAGTTGTGGTGACTGGATCATATCTAAAGTTCACATCCATAATTACATAGATTGTTTCTGGATCAACAATGACTGGGCGAACTGATGCAATATTGTATCCATTCAGCTGAGATACAATATTTGACTTTTGAGCCTCTGTCAAAAATGTTCCCTGTAGTGGACTTATAGAAATAAACACCTGTCCATAGATTGGTGGATCATTATCTTCACCGCCCCAAACTTGAATCGTTTTAATATTTGGATATATGCTTGGTAGAATTTGTTTATAATCAGCAGCAGTCACGGCACGTTTCTGTGCAGTATAACTTAGGGGAGCATAGTATTTGATTGACTGAATGTTCTCTGGTTCATCACCACCAGATGCTGATTGAATAGTAGAAATTGCAATATTGGTTTCACCACTAATGGATGTTACATTAAAGATTGATGCACCATTGGATTCTGCTTTGTTGGTGACGATATATTCCATGATAACAATGTTACCATCAGAAAGTTTCTTACCAATAACATCATCACCAAAATAAATTTCAAATCGGCCGTCATCAGATTCTTGTAAGAAGTATACTGGATCTGTACCTGTAGTACTTGTAATTTCTGTGGCAAGATTAAATGCTTCAGTCGTAGTGTCAGTGTCAGATGTTTGTACAGATACTTTTAGTGTTGTAGTATCAGCCCTGTCACTTGTCAACAAATATTTTTTCTCTGGATCATTATAGTCAACTGTGTACTTGGTAGTAACTAGTGTGCCTTCATAGATTGGAAGGTCTGAGAAAATAAGAAGTCCATTAGTTTGTGTTGTCGTAACATCTTCATTGACAACAAAACCATATGTAGAGTTATTAATCGAAGTTGTAAACTTTGTTCCTTTATTAATAGTCAAAGAAGAAAGATTATTGTTAGTTACTGTTACCTCAACTCGTGCAACTGGAGCTCGTGCAGAACGTGGAACATAACCCAACTCTTTTGCTTTGGAAACAACTGCACCACGAGTAGTTGCACTATCCAAAAACATTTCGTTTGCAGCAAAGTTAGCATTCATCGCAAGGTAGTGAGTGTTGTATGCTAACACATCAATGAGTGCAGATAAACCAGAACCCTCAAAGTTATAGTCAGCAAATTCAGACTGACCCTTCATGTAGGTTTTTAAGTTATTCTTAATATGGTCGAAATCTAATTCGGTAACTTGTAGTTTTGCCTGATGTGCCATCTTATCTTAATCTCTCTAGAAATAGGTTTACTGTCTGGACACCTGATGGAGAGTTTTGAACAAAAAATTCTATTGTCACGTTATAAGCATTTTCATCTACGTTTGCTTTTGAATTGATATTAATAAGTTCAACTCTAGGTTCAAAGTTTTCAATTACATCTCTTATGTGTCTTGAAAGAATGTCCTCTACGATTGGGCTAACTGGTTCAAACAATACTGCACGAACATTTGAACCAATCTCTGGATGAAATGGTCTTTCATAAAAATTCGTATTGATAAGATTGCGAACACTTCTCTTCACCGCTTCAATGTTGGTGAGTTTTGTAATGTCACCAGTTAGAGGATGTGCAACAAAGTTAAGGTTCAAGTCTGAAAAAACCTGAGCATTTCTATCTGAATTGTTTGTTGCTTCTGCATCTCTAAAAGCAGTGGGATTGACAGCCATTTAATTCTCCTTATTTGTATTTATAACGCAAGTTGAGAACTTACTTGCCTTCCATCAACTTAACAGCCTTATCATAATCTTCACGAGATACTACACCTTCTGCAAGAAGTCTTTCTCTGTTCACCATGTGTTGTGCCTGAACATCATCTTTACTTCCACCGAAGTATGGAACACAATGTCCCTCTGCAATCATAACCTCTGTGACAAGTTTACCATCTGGTGTTTTGAAGTCACCAAGGATACGTCCAAACTTACCACGCATGTCCTCACCGTTCTTCTCTTCAGTTGTTACGAGAACACCACCTTCTGTCAGTAGTTCCTTCAGTCTTACCTTTGCAGCTTTACCAAATAGTTTCTCAACCTTGTCCGAAGTTCTAGACTCTGGTGTGTCAATGCCCATGATACGAACACGTTCATCACGCAACCATATATTAAATCCTAAGTCAATGTCTACGTCAACAGTATCTCCGTCTACCGCTTTCAATAGTCTAACATCATATTCGTTTACTTTTAAATCTTTCATTTGTTCTCTCTCTCATAATTGTTTATCCACCAGCGGATACTGTAGGGGAACCAGACGCTGATGCATTTGGAACCCAAGAAGCATGCCCACCAGTTGCATCCCCTTTTCTATGAACACCTATACCATTTGCAAAAACAGTTGCACTCCCACCAACTGCTGGGTCTCCACAAGAAGTTGTATCACCAATCCGTACAACCTTTGCACCATCACAAAACACATCTGGTGAACCAGTTGCATATGCAGTTTGGTGAAATGGATTGGGTGTAGGGCTTGCGTGTCCTATGTGACTATCTAATCCAACTCTTGTTACTTCAGGCATTATTCTTATCCATAAATCTGATACAGATTACCATACTCTCTGTATGTGCTATGGTTGTAGAATGTTGCAACTTGGTTTCTATTTCCACTATCCTTACATGAAATATGCAACCAAGGATTTCCAGAACCACCAGACTGATACTCTAGTAGGAATTGGTCATGTGGAATGTTTTCACGAACCCAAAGAGCAATATCATAATACTCTGAACGTGGAACCCCACTGAACTGCATGTCGCAAGCTTGTCCTCTTTCGTGTTGGGACGTTCCACTTGCTGGACGGAAACCAGAAGTAATAAACATATTTGGATATTGTTCTTTGATAGGGTCAAGAACATTAACTGCAACCACTTTAAGGTTGTTGATAATATCCTCTACCTCTAATCCATGTTGCGCTCTAATCCTATGTCCGAACACAGCATTCTTAGACAAGTCTCCCAACTTGAAGTGCGTAGACAATTGTAGATTATAATCAATAGAACCGTCAGTTAGTGTGACTTGATCTACTCCTGTCACAGTAGTATTCCCAGCTTCTGCGCCAGAGACATTTGGATTTTCACCTGTCTCTGCACCGTGTTCAGATATATCATCTGGAACTCGTGGCTGTGCAATCAATCTTCTCGCAGCGCTTTCCGTATTATATCTACCTTCAAGTGCATTGTAAGAATAATCAGAGAATGTTGTGGGTAGGAATTCTCCTCTAGTCACTGCAGCTCTAAGATCATCAACACTCTTGTCAACATCATCGTCACCCATAAAGGTTTCCACATCTGGCAGAACAACTCTTGCTTTCGGATCAAGTACAATTGCTTCTGGTGGTGCGGTAATATCTTCACCCTCTTCATATGTCGCAAACCCACGAGAGTCTTTGAACTCAATATCAGGAGCAGAGATTGCAGCTGCTGCTGCTCGTCCTGCTTTGTTGAAGTCAATAGTGGAACCAACCAAGTCCATTGCACTATTAGATGTAATGTTCATTGTGGTGCCTGCATTAATATCCATATGCGTATCAGTGATTAAGTTAATATCATCGCCAAACATATAGACACCGTAACCATCACCAATAACATCCAAGTTACCTTTGATGTTTGTTTTGTAATCACCATCCACATTGATAGTAAAGTCTGCCTGCGTCTGCAACTTCATATCTGAAACAGAAGTTGCGGTAATATTCTGTTGTGCAGTAATCTCCGTAGATTCATTTGAGTACATGCGAATGTTCTTGCCTGCGTGGAACGTGATGTTCCTTCCGACATTCCAAGTCATATCCTCATCTACTTGTCCGTTGACAGAGCCACGCACATAGAGATTGGTGTTACCGTCAACATATAATTCTACGTTACCACGAACACGAACCTTCTTGTTCTTGTGAACAATCTCATAGTCCTCACCAACAATCTTTGTAACCTTAGTGCCGTCT